AAAAATCAAGGAAAAAGATCTGACATTGAGGCTGTTTGCGCTGAAGTCAAAAGCAAAAAATCTATGAAAGAAATAGCTGAAGAGTACCCTACTACTTTTGTTAAGTTCCATAAAGGTTTGAGTGAACTCCGCTATGTCTTACAAGAGGATCGTACTGAGAAGCCGTATGTGGAATGGAGATACGGCAACACAGGTGTCGGAAAGACTTACGGTGCTTTTGAAAAACATAAAGAAAGTGTTTATATTAAGGATGGTACTCAATGGTGGAACGGTTACGAAAATCAAAAAGCTGTTATTATCGATGACTTTGACGGCAAATGGCCTTTTCGTGATCTTCTGAGACTGTTAGATAAGTATCCTTATCAATGCCAGACTAAAGGCGGGTATGTTAAATTAACTGCTACTCATATATATATTACTTGTGAGTACCCGCCTGATGCTTTTTGGAGCGGTAATGGTTTAGCTCAAGTAACTCGAAGACTGGATAAGATTTTTTATTTAGAAAGAGGAAAAGTTACAGATGTTACAGATGTTACAGAAGTGGTGGGTAATACTATACCACCACTTCTTCGTCAGGGTGCCTCTTTTTTCGATCATGTGGAAGATGGAATTACCCCAGGCCGCCGATACTTAAGAGAGGCTCATGATGATATGACTCAATCCCTGACTGACATGGATAGATGGATGCTAGGATATAGCGCTAATACTGCTATCCAACCTGCTAACCCTAACCCTAACCCTAACCCTAACCCTAACCCTAACGAAGTTATTGTTATTAAAGAGTGAAATAGATTTTTAATTTTAATAAAATTTTAAGAAGGATCAACAATTCTACGAACAGAAAATTCGACAAAATAGATAATCTTAACGGTGCGCCAACCAACCATTTCAGCGGCACTATCAATAGATTGAGTGAAAATATTCCAATACCAAGCAGTATCAGGATTTGAAGTAGATGTGCCTTGAGCAGCAGGTTCAAAACGAGAAGCTTTGCCAGAACCAAGCAGACGAGAAGTAGACATATAATGAGTTACGACACTACGCTTTCCAGCATTATCAATAGTTTCGGAATAAGACTTAGCATACGGCTGCATTGCATAGTCTTGCCAATCAGTAAAGGTAAAAGTAGCCATGCTATAGTTATGAGGAAATATAACAGTACGGCGAGGAGTAGTGGCATCAATAGCTTGCCAAGTTTCAACACGAATTTTCGAACCAGAAACATAATAGTTTTGATATAAAGCCATCATCTGGTCAAAGAGATATGGTTGGTCTCCGATACCGGTAAAGTCGGGATCGTATATCGAATTTCCACGATAGGTACACTCATTAGCGGCTGCAGCCGGGAAGGTGTCTGTTCCATCATAGTATGGAAGGGCCATCCGTAAACGATCGGGGATGAGATATCCCAAGTTTCTAATACGGCTGACGCCTCGTCGACGGACATTTCGTCGAGCGCGAGAAGGTCGACCCCTACGGGAAGAGCGGCGGCGGTTACGGCGTGAATAGCGTTTGCGTGGCATGACATTAACTTGAAAATTAATTAAATAAATTTTACCAACTTGAAAATTTTACAACTTGAAAATTTAACTTGACGGTCTAATTCCGGAATTTCGCAAATAGTTCTTTATAAATGAAAATTTTCAATTTCCAATTTTCTTAATCGCCACAAAATGCTACGCAATTTCTGCTTTACTTCGTTTGATCTGAAGGTCTTCCCCGTTGTTGGTCAGAACCACGTTAGTTATGTTGTGTATGGTGAGGAGATTTCACCGAGTACAAACAAGCCACACTTGCAAGGATATTGCGAAATGACCCAACCTAAGCGTTTAGACACGTTAAATAAGCTATATAAAGGCATGCATATGGAAGAACGCAAGGGCACGCAAGAACAAGCTATAGAGTACTGCAAGAAAGATGGTAAATGGATCGAAGAAGGTGTAAAAAAAAATCAAGGAAAAAGATCTGACATTGAGGCTGTTTGCGCTGAAGTCAAAAGCAAAAAATCTATGAAAGAAATAGCTGAAGAGTACCCTACTACTTTTGTTAAGTTCCATAAAGGTTTGA